AGTAACCTCTACACAAACAATGTTACGGTATCGTTGGCAACCATTTCAAAACTCTGCGTAGGAAGGATAGAATCAACAGAAGGAAACGAAATAGGCGGTGTATTTCTGAGAAATAGATCATTGAACGTTCCCGGTTCTGCGTATGTGGGAGAGTCGTTTGTGGCAAAAGAAGGTGCTGTTGGTGGGGTAACCTTCAAGGTCGGCAGAGCAGTCTTTACACAGGTAGATACAAGGGTGATGAACACAGAAATGTTGTGCGTTAACGATTTGTCTTGCGCGTTTCCTGTACGGCTAGGAGATGTTGGACTCTCAGGTGGAAATGTAAACGCAAATACACTCCATGTAGAAACAGATTCGTGTATCTCGGGTGTTCGTATTCACGATTGCGGTATTGACTGTGACTATGCTAGCATTTCAAGAGTATCATCGCACAGGTTTGATATAGACAACCTTAGCCTTTCTTCGTTTGAAGACAGGTTAACGGTCGGGGGAGGTATTTTTACGCCTATACAGAGCGTAAACAATCTTGGTTGTTTGATGTCTGACGGTTCAAGTGTGTTTATAGATGGAAAGTTGACAGCCTATTCGGGTACTCTTACGTCTGTACAGACAGAGAGTATAGTTGTCGGGGAGGTAATCATAGACAAAAATAGCGTTAAAGCTCCTGTGGGACTGTTTGATAGTCTTGTAGCATCCAATGTACACACTAGCAGAATAGACACGTCCGGAGTACACGCATCCAATATACATTGTAGCAGAATAGACACATCTGTTATTGTAGCGGACGAATATACTCACAGAGACGGTACCGCCCTTCTGAAGAATATTATACCTGTCGGGATGATATCTCTTTTTTCGGGTGAAATACCTCCACGAGGTTGGATGTTGTGTGACGGACGGGGTGGCAGACCTCGTTTGCCCTCTCCTACACCTGGTGTTATTTACATGGTGCGCGTTTGAATAACCAATGGCGGAGAAGGTTCAGTACGGGCAAACACTGTCTCTTAATGTAACCAAGATCCTAAAGTCTGTTAGAACGCCAAGAGCCGATGTTGAATATCTTCAAACATCAGACCACGGAAACGTTCTGTTTATGGATGGTGAAATCCAGCTAGCTACCAACGATGAGTATCGTTACCACGAGATGCTGGTTCACCCCATCATGAAAAAGATGAACGGAAAAGATCTGGATGTTTTGATCATAGGCGGCGGAGATGGTTGTGCTGCTCGCGAGGTATATAAATGGACCAATGTGTCAAGTGTAACCGTTGTTGACTACGACGAGCACTTTGTAAACGAATTTGGCAGAGGACTGCTAGCAACGCTTAACAAACAGGTATTTTCACGAGACAGTATCCGACATGTGTGTTTGGATGCCCGAACGTTTGTTTTCAATACTACCAAGCATTTTGATGTGATCTTTCTGGACCTTCCAGATCCGGACTCCCCCGAGATGGTAACATTGTATTCTGAGCTTATCATGACACTGAAATGGCTTCTGAAAGATAACGGTGGTGTCGGAATGCATGTGGGTCCTGCTCTTTTGAACCCGAACCACAAAAACTGGGAGATGATTGCAAACTTTAGAGATATGCTTCTGCACACCTTTAACGGTCAAAATCCTTCTGTAAAATTCAATACATGCTATATTCCCTCGTTTAGCAATGAATGGGCGTTTCTTCATATGAGCATTGGACAGTATTCTTACGATAATCTGCTGTGTAACGATGTTGCCAAACTGTGTCGTTACTGGACGCCGACATGTGATAATGTTCTACCGCTAGATATTCATGAAATCTATCGGCGACGTCTGTGACGAGTGCGTCTTCCTGCGGTCATCGCACCTGGATTTCCAGCAAACTGATTATCCGACAGATTGTACGCGGGGAAACGACCGGCACCGTCTGAGAGCTCTGAACCGGTGTAGGGTCCGCCGCTAAACCCATAAAGAGCACCGCCACGACGACGCTTACGAGTGCCACCTGTAGCCTTGCCCATTAGCTGACCGCCCGAGTGTTTGAATGAGGGTCCAGCCTTTGAAAGCGCATCCCCAAACTTGATGCCGTGTTTCTTCGAATACGCCATAACATGCTTAATCCACGCGGAGGGCTGCTTCTTTCTTCTTCCAGCGTCCATTTGTATCTTGGACAGAGACATTTTACTAAACGGAGCCAATGGTCATATCAAAGAGGGGCGAGCTCATTCTCTTCGGCTGGAACGAAACGTTCTGGTTCTGCGGTGGAGGAGCCTTGTATGTTACGGGCTTGTAACGCAGCTCTTCAGGTTTCACCGTGAAAGAAGAATCCACAAATCTACCTGTATAGATCTCCATAGCATTGTCTAGACTGCCATAGTTCATCAATACCCACTGACACCCATAGCCGAAGCATATCTCGGCACTCTGATTCGCCATTGATGCGGTATCCAAATCGGGAACCACCAGCGTAATATTACGCCTGTTGTATTCGATAAGTTCGTCGTGATCGTATGTTTGAGCAGCCTGCGTATAGGTTAGACGTCTACATAGACTGGAAGACCACGAAATATTTACAAGCTCGTCCATACCGTTTCCTTTGTGGTGCTCCCCGCTCACAATAACAAGTTTATTCAGAAGATTACATATAGGTTCAAGTGCGATATTCTTGCGTTGATAACTGTATGAAGAATCCAACATAAACTTGCGTAGAGTGTTTTTGAGGATATCTGAACACTTGTTTAATATAAGAGTATCATCCGTGTGAAATACAAGACTCAAAACGAAGGGAGAACTGGTCTTGAATGCAGAGTTCGCAATAGCCACACAGCAGTCTTCGAACGGTACGGTATTATATGTAAGCATTTTCTTGGTCTTCTCGTCCGCAATACCTACAACGGGTACCTTTCCAACGTCGTATACATGAAGGTCCAAAATACGTGCGCCCGCGTCTACAACCTTTGTGAGAGCATCTGCGGTGACATACGAATACACTGTTTTTGCAGCCAGAATGGAATAACCTGAACCAGCAACATTGTAGTCTGTTAAAAGGTTATCGGTAGGACACACCAGAGGTGCCGGATGTACAACATCTTGATAGACTCCTAAATTTTTCGTGAGAGCAGCATCGGAAGGGGGTGCTTGATTCGTTGATTTCAGATAAAAATAGACAGTTAGCCCGACACCCAGGCAGAATACGGCTGCTATCATTACGTATACCATGACAGTACTCGTTCCGGCTGGAATCATATTCCTGATCCTCTCCATTGTTTTAAGCAACTTTGAAAAACATTGGACGCATCATCGCAACCACGTCATCGGGAATCGTTTCGTGCATAGGCACGTCAAACAAACAGCAGTGTAGAAAGTATATGCTGTACATACCGCATTGAGCGTTCTTGTACTGGTGGCGAATAGAGTTGTATTGTAACTTCATTCCGGGCATCTGTTCTGCCCAGCGTCTCATCAATACTTGGATCTCCGGCTCCGGTTTTTGGGCATACGAATCAAAATAGGTCATCTGGGGATATTTCAGATGAGGTCTGAAATCACAATATGCCGCGACCCAGTGCTCCCCGGGTCCTGTGGACACATCCGTGTTAAACACGATACCCACACGATTATAACCCTTTTTCTGAAGGTCTTTCAGGTTCAGACTACACAGAGCACTGACCATACATTCTCCCGTCTTTTTGTGCATATCGAAATCTATGGGAACCGTTCCAACGTAATAATAGTCGGGTATAAGACGGGCATATTCCTTTTCAACCGCATCTATCTCGTCGGAAGACAGCCATTCATTCAGGCTCATTTTCCAAGACATAGGGGCACTCGGTTTGTGAACAAGATTACGAACAATACATTCGGGTGTTCCAGAATCACATGCTTTCTGTAATCGTTTGGTAATCTCTTTCCATACGCTACCCTTTTTAGGTATCGCTTTTTCGTGTGGGTGCTCCTTGTTATATGCGACCCGTAAAGCCTCTACTTCACGAGCATCCATCCTTATTCAAAACGGATTTTTGTTTTTGTTCGCCCAAAGAACATCAACAATGTCAAACGATCTCGTCAAAACCGTCCGAAAGTATCGCAGCCTCGATGATAAGCTGAAAGATCTAAATCAGGAAGTGTATCGCCTACGAGAAGAGCGAAAGGTCGTAGAACTGGAAATGTCTGATATTCTGAAAAGCACCAGCTATGCCACTATCCACAAGCTTGAAATCAAGGACGATAACAGTGTGATCAAGATTCAACGCCCCGATATGTGGTCGAAACCGTGGTCTCTATCAGTAAAGGATCTCAAAGAGTATACGGAGCAGTTCTGGTCGTCGTCTCACCCGAAAACCGCAGAAGAGTGTGTAAAATATATTGTGTCTAAGAGGAAAAACGAGCTTATAGCCACAGACTTTGCATTTACACGTGTATCTCTGAAAGAAGCAGAGAATGCCACAGCTTAGCTTTGGGGAATGGATGTTGGATATGACACACGACGGACACCGAAATCAAGACGAGATTCGCCTGCTCTTTTACAAGATAGAGGAACTTCTCACAAACTTTAAGGGACAGGTGAACAGACGTAGACTTTTTTTGTTAGTCGCGCAATGCGTCTACGAAAAAAGCGAATGATACTAAACAATGTTGAGGCAGACAATCGTGGAAACGTTTCTTGAATTACATGATGAAGAACACACCATCACAAAAGCACCTGAGACTTGCCCCACATGTGATATACTGGTCCGAGAGACGAAAGACATCTTTGAAGATCAGCTGAGTGTTGGTGTCCTGGATGTTGTTACGGAAGCAATGAACCGATGGAATCAGCGCCAATATTTTATAGGAGCGAACAGCACGCCCGAAATATTGGCTAGTGCTATTGTTGGAAAGATTTTAGACTACCCGATTGTACCAAAAACAATAGACGTTCAGTTGGACCCCTCCGAGATATGGAATCATCCTTATGTACTCCAAAAAATTAAGGAGCTATCTAAATAATGACGTGTCCGTGCCAAGGTGGAAAGCGAAGAAAAACCCTAAAACGCGAAAAGAAACGAGGAGGATCTTTGGTGGGAGACGCGGTATTAGCTGGAACAGCACTGGGTCTCTATTCTTATTTCAAGAAGAAGGGTGGTTCGAAGAACCTTCCCCGCCGTAGAACGCGAAAGGCGTATGTTTAAATATTTCTGTATGACAAATGGCTTCCATGTTCGGCTCTCAAGAGGCTGCGGAAGTGTTGTTGTCTTTTCGTGATGATAAGGCTCTTATTGAAGGAACATCCTGTAATGTAGACGATTTGGATATATTACAGTCTATGGCAGAAGTCTTGGACGAGAGCACAGGAGGCAAGCGCAAAAAGTCGCGTGTGGGTGGACGACGCAGAAGGACGCGAGTTCGTCACAGAGGCGGAGCGGGCATAAAAGACAAGCTGAGAGATCTCGTTAGAAACCTGTGTGGAGCCCCAACCGACGTGTACAA